CAGTCTGCGGATCTGAGAGGCTGTCCAGCTTCATCAACCGAGGAGATGGTAGTTTCGCAGGGACGATATGGGCCGATCTCTTCAAACGTATCCAAGACCCCAGTGTAAGAATACAGTTTATCGTCAGCATGAAGGCATAGGTGATCCTCTGCACCTATCAAACCCTGTCGAGTTCCAAATACTCTAGGGCCGATAAACCCCTCAAGACCCTTGGGATTGTTCAGAACATATGTGGCAGCATCGGCTACCTCATAGGGCACATATGTGGCAGCATCGGCTACCTCATAGGGCACGAAGGAGGCAAGAAATTGGGCCATAGTTGCCGGAGTTCCTGCAAGGGTTACGGTTACAGAATCAACCCCACTAACCCTACATCGAATAATAGTCTGAACGAAGTCGGCTGCCTGGTTAAGGCCATCAATGGTGGTGGCGCTCGCGTAGGTTACTACCCATAAATTATCGTCTTTGTCTCGTAGACTTAGTCTACCGCCCGGAGTATTAAAGTTGGCCTCTAGTTCAGCTAGGAAAGGCTCATAACCCGGATCGGGATAGTTGTCAGCGAATGAGAGAGATACATCGTCGGCGTCACCAAACACATTTATTCTGTTCTGAGTTAGGAGGTCATCTACAGCGTAGAAGTTGAACTCCTGATAGTAATTAGTGACATCACCCTGACCGAGAGTGTCATATCCGTAACGCTTGTCTACCCTGTTACCCTTCAGAAATTGTGCATTTTGAGTAAGGGTGGGTGTGCCGGGGGCTAGAGATTTCGGGTCGCCCTTTTGATTACCCATCTGGGAGATGTTTAGAGCTACAAGTTGTTTTTTAAGCGGCATCAAAACACCTATTTAAGTAGTGTGATTTCAAGAAAGTGTCTCCCGTTTTCAAGAAGCCTTGTGCTCTGGACACCCACAGTTGCTAGGTTAACCAACCGACCCCCTGAGGAGATGTTGTCACTAACGTAGTGGATATCTATCGGCTCTCCAGACCCTTCGTAAGTCGCCCCGGTAAGAAGGGCAGAACAGAACAGAAACTTCGAATATCCCCTGTCCAGAGTTAGGACCAAGTTTATATCGGGAACATTTCCTGTTTGGCCGTCTACATCTCTATCGTAGGCAATAGTAAAACCACTGGTGTCTTGAGATACAAGACCCGTTGTGAAATCGGTAACGAAACTTCCATAAAGTATTGTTGGGAGACTGTCCAGTACACTGTCCAGCTCCTGAAACGATTGCTCCACATTAGACTGAAATCTAGTAGTGTCAGAATCCTTTAGACCAATTCTTTTGAAGTTAACTGTCACCAGAAATAATCCCCTTCGTTAACCTCTTCTATTCTCTCACTATTGGAGATATCTCTATCTATCAACATTTCTTGAAGCTTCGCAGTTAGTAGAGCCTTCTCTTGCATTAGGGCAGAGACATCAGACTCTTCCTTGTTCAGCATTTTAATAACGACATCTACAATAAGGAGATTTTCGAATCCATTATAAGTTTCAATAGAGCTAATGGCTGGAGGCTCACTATCTGCGATAATAACAGCTTGGGGTATATACCAAAGCTTGTAGGAGCCAGCAGCAGTTTCCGGCGGCGTGAAAACTATCTTATCTTTGAAGATCCTGTAGGAGGGTTGCGGTTGGCGTCCATAGGATAGGGTGCTTGTCGTTCGGTTGCGATCTCGCCAGAGAGTTTTCTTCAGAGTGTAAAATCTTCCACCTGCTGGACTATCTGCCTTATCAATTCCAACGAGTTTGTAAAAATCTGCGGGAAGAGGAAATTCAGCGTCACCCCCAGCAGCAATAACAAACTCGGTAGGATCAGCAAGATAGTAGTCCTCAAAAGCAGCCACAACAAGATCGTACCAAGTAAAGTAAGCCTCATTAACATATCTCTCTAACTCCGTATCGCCTATGAAGTTGGAGTTTACCATATCGGCCTTTTCTCTAGCCCTGGTCATTATCGTATTGACCGACACCATAGCCATTAGTAATCCTCCCCAGATTCACAAGCCTTAAACGCAGCTTTAAATGCTCGACACAGTAGCCCAACATCATCAGCTCGCATAGCTGCCAATATGGTTCCGCAAGCCATTTCGAGGGCTTCGTTACCATTTACCTCGGACTTACCGAGTTCACTGTTCATGTAATGGGATGTATCATCGGCGGACTTAGGGGAGGAATCCCCCATGCTACCGATGATAATACTGGCGATCCTTTGACGCCGTCTATTCTGTAACATGGGATTCCCCTAAATTTTAATAATCTACAGTAGAGTTCTTAAGTGTGATCTCGAGAAGAACCACTTCGGTATCCGCTGGGTCCGATGTTAGGTCAACAGTAAAACCCGGAGCCGCCGCAGTAACATCAACAGAAGTCAGGAAAAAGGGCAATGCCGTCGCTCCCTGAACAACTGCAGAAACCATATAAAGTGCGTTGTACTCATCTTCGAGCAGAACAGCAATCTCTCCAGCTCCAGTTCTAGTAACCGAAAAACCACGGCAATCTTGAGAGGCAATAACTGCAGAGCCATAGGTCACACGACCGTATAGCTTGATAGTTCCCTTCTCAATGCACATTGCGCCGGGCTTAAAATTTCTATTAGCCATCTTATTTCTCCAAAACAGAAAAAGCTCACCGGCACAATACCGGCAAGCGAGCGCAAATTAAAGCTGGATGTTGATAGAAGAGCCGGGAGCACGACAGCCAATTTGGCTGTATGAACCATGTCGAACTTCCGCACCGTCATCTGAAGCCTGTCGTAACATCTGTAAGCCATCTGGGCTTATGATCTGAACCGGATCGCCGAGTGAGTACATTTTCCAATACTCAAGCTGTAATCCAAACACCCGGTCGTCTGGGCAGTTATGGTCAGGAATCACTTTGATCGGGCCTCTAGTACCGTCAACTTGAACCCCTCTAAATGACACTCTCGGAGTGACACCCACGTCAACATACTGAACCTTAGAGCCTAAAGCATTCTTTAGGTTCTTGAAGCTGTTGTGCGACATAAAGAAGTGGTCCAAAGCGAACCCGCCATTTGCTGCAACTAGTGAGTCAGCCTCAGTGAGAACTTCCTCGATCGGCGCGTTAGAACCATCAAGCCGTAGTCCGCCAAGACGAGTTACGTCAGAAGTACGGTCTACGCCAAAGAATGGGGTGGCAGAAGGAGCAGTCTCAGGAATCCAATCCTCAAGACCAGAAAGTCCGATACCTCTATCACCTTCGACGAATAGATAATCGTCTGCGGCGATAGTACCGGAACCATCATAGGCACCCGTCACTGTTACGGTTGGAACACCGCCGCTACGGTCTACAGCAATAACTTCCAAGTTCACTGTTGAACCGTCGATAGATCGCTGAGAACCGCCAGATTTGGCAGACCAGATATTTAGCATCTGACCAACTTCAAAGTTGGATACATCTCCAAAGTTCTTGATGGGGATAACGGTTGGATCTGCGACAGTTGGCTCGGCACCAACTTGTCCAAGTTGAGAAGAACTGTCTCGGTACATGTTGATCGCCAAAGAGCGAGTCAAACTGTTGATCGAGCCATCAATCTCAGTCGTTGCAGCTTCTAGGAAACTGTTAGGATCGCCCTTGGATGCTTGCATGGTTTCGTTGTCAATTGTGGCGATACTGTAGTCTTTGACACGTGTCAAGTTGAACGCCTTGAACAGGGAACTTGTGACTAAGCCACGAGCCTGTGCATTGGAGAAAGTCTTACTTCGCCCTTGTGGGTTGCCGTACAAGATTGGCACAGGCAATAATTTACCCCCAAATTTCATGTACTTAGGCATCATGGCGTACAGCGGATTTGTCCGGTACGTCATATCGATCACTCTGTCACGAGTGTAATGTTCTTTCAAAACGTCATTATATGCTGCTAGGTCCGCACCTGAAGCCATGGGATTCTCCGATATATATTAAATGGATGTTTGAGAGATTTGTGTGGCTGATATATCGGAAAGCCTAGCTATCGTTTACGAGTCGGGGCCTGTATTTTTTC